CTCTAGCTCTCATGCTTGTAGCGGTAGCGGCTTTGTTTAATGGCGCTATTAGTGTTTATGAATTTATAGCTTGCATTTTGTGCGGTACAGCTACCGGCGTTTACTTTGTTTACCGTGAATTCAAAGGGGAATAACATGAGTACCGTATACCAAGAAGTTACCGATTCGATTATTAAGCAGCTTGAGAGCGGCGCTACGCCATGGATTAAGCCTTGGACTACCGATAGTACCGCCGATAAGAATTTCTTATCTCAAGCGCCATACAAAGGCATTAATCGCTTAATGCTTGGACTATCAAGCATGGTGCATGGGTTTGATTGTCCGGTGTGGGCATCATTTAAGCAGTGGCAAAGCATTGGCGCTACCGTACGTAAGGGCGAAAAGGGAACTAAAATTGTTTTCTATTCACCGGTTACAAAGGAAAATAAAGCTACCGGTGACGTTGAAGCATATAACTTGCTAAAAACGTACTACGTGTTTAATGCGTCACAAGTGGACGGCGTGACAATCCAAGCGCCTAGCGTACCGGATAAGCCATTCAACGCCATTGAAGCGGCGGAGCTACGTATCAAGCTAACCGGCGCGATAATCACGCATGGCGGC